AAGGTCCTAATTGGGGATCTATAAAATGATTTATGGCTTATCTAAATGCAAACATACCAGTAACCTATGCTCAAATAAGAAGGGAGTATCTATATGATTTACAAAAACATCATGGAGAAGTTGAAGACTGTATTATCTTTGGTCTTAGCGCTATTACAGGTCGTTCGATCTTGTTTCATGCCATCATGGAGAACGGTGCAATATTTTATCGCCTCCCGATTAGCGCATTTATTCAACGTGGTTTTAAACCAGAAGAAGTTCCAAAGAGACGACTTGATGAACTTCAGCTCTGGAATTGTTTTAGTTATTATCCTTCTGTTCATTCTTTTGATATTCTAGACGGACAAGCAGGAAAATACATAGGTAAAGATAAAAAATGGCACCCAGGTAAATACTTATTTACAGTTGACTTTGCACATCCAGAGAGTAACATATTAGATACTGATCATTCTGAGATCCCGCACGAACATAAGTGCGCACACATAATTGCATTAGACGATGGTAATTATGCAGCACAGCCAAACAATAGATGTATATGGGATATACCTTCTTTTACTGTAAAAGATAATATCCCTGATTGGAAAGTGCAGACTAACGAATGGAACGTAGAAGACACAAGTCAGTGGAGAACAGAAGATACTGATAAATTCTTTTACGAAATTGAGGAGAAAAAACATGATTGAAAAATGTAAAAGATTTTGTTGCAAAATTTGGGACAAAATTAAAAGTTGGATATGGGGATAATTATGGGAGATAGCCAGGATGGATTACAGATTCACAGCTATTCTAATAGTTTTATTATGCCTTCTGGCTATTTTCTTAGAACCGGGGTATATTCCAACTAGATGAGTAAGAAACCATTAAATATATCTGAGGAAGCTGCAGTGCAGATGCCTATGAAGACGGTTGCTAGTTTGATCGTCATCGTTGCTCTCGGCACCATGGGCTATTTCCAAATTGTTGAAAGATTAAACATAGCTGACACTCGAATACAATTAATGGAAAAAGATTTAGAAGAGAACACAGAGTTTAGAATCAAATGGCCGCGTGGACAACTAGGTTCATTGCCCGCCGATTCGGAACAATTTATGATGATCGAGGATCTTTATAAGTCGACTGACAAGTTAAACAAACACATTGAAGACATGGCTTTGAACAAAGTCAACATAGAATTTTTAAGAAAACAAATGGACAAAGTATTGGTAGACATCGAAAAATTAAAAGATGCAAACAGAGAAATGAAATATACAAATGGCAACGGGAAGAATTACTAAAAAAGTTTTAGATTATATAGCTGACATGAATAAACAAGCTAAACAGATGAGGTATGTAAAAGATTTAAAAAAAGAAGTTGAAACTGGTAAGCATGGTACACAGAAATATGTTATTAAAGAAGGTGAAAACAAAGGTAAGGTAGTATGATTGAAGCTGTAGTAGGATTACTAATGTTTATTAACGGAGAAATTAAAGAGGCACGACTGCAAGACTCAATGGCTATGTGCCTTCGCGGGAAGCGTGAAGCGGAGAGGACCTTCTCCGAATCTGTTACGTACAAATGCTGGAAGGGTCAGGCAGAATTAGAGGATAACATAGATGGCTCAAAATCAATCAAAAAACTCATTATTGAATAAATTAAAAAAAATTAATAGGTTTGCACAAATGCTTAGAGATGATAGATTTAGGCAACATAGAATAAACAGTAAAAAAATATATAACAGGATAAAATATAAAAATGAAACTATCACGTAACTTTAGCCTCTCAGAACTAATTAAATCAGACACAGCCATCAGGCTTGGCATTGATAACAATCCTAATGCAGATCAAATAGAAAAATTAAAACTACTTTGTGAAAATATTCTACAGCCAGTGCGTGATCACTTTGGTAGAGTGACGGTAACCAGCTGCTTTCGTAGCCCAGAGTTATGTGTAAAAATTGGCAGCAGTTTAAATTCGCAACATACCCGTGCGGAGGCGGCGGACTTCGAATGCCTGGGCACAAGCAACGCTGAAGTCTTTGATTGGATCAAAGCAAACCTACCGTATGATCAAATGATATTAGAATTTTTTACTCCAGGTGAGCCCAACAGCGGATGGATCCACTGTAGCTATGTATCTGATAAACCAAGAAAACAACTACTAAGAGCATACAAAGAAGAAGGTAAAACTAAATACAAACCTGTTATTGGTAACGCTGTAGACTTAACGTGAAGACAATAATTATTGATAATTTTTTATCAAAAGTAGAATGTGACAATCTCATAAATTATTACAAAGCAAACGAAAAATTTTCAAAACAGTGGAGAGATGTCTATCCTTTAGCTTGTAATGTAGAGGATATTAAATATAAACTTAATGTGATTTCTAAAGAATATGGAGCAGAAGTAGATTGGTTTGAAATAGTAAAATGGCCAATAGGTTCAAAACAAGACTTACATTTTGATATGGCAAAAAAAGACACAGTTTTATCATCTATTATTTATTTAAATGATAATTTTGAAGGCGGTCAAACTTATTTTGAAGAAGGCACTATATTTAAACCAAAAATGGGTAGAGTATTGTTTTTTGACGGACAATATTATAAACATGGTGTTAATATGGTTAAACAAAACATAAGATATGTTGTGGCTAGTTGGTATAAATAACGCTGTAGATTTGTAATGAGTAAGAAAATTATAATACAAAAAGCATTTGCTAATATAGATACCGTTCACGGTTTTTGTGAACAGTGTGAAGAAGAAACAATTTTAATTGCAATTGTACAAGATTATTATAGATGCACCAACTGTGGCGCAGACACCAGACAATACATAAATGGAAATATAAGATATTTAAAAGTAACTGAAAATGATAAGGCATACATAAAAGAAAATGGCGAAAAAGTCTAAAGGTTTATACGCAAAGGTCGCTCACGTGCCTACATTTCACAAAACATCGATTGGACGCAATCCTAGCAAGGCAAAAATGAACAAGAACCGCCGGCGTAGTTTCAAAAAATACCGGGGCCAGGGCAAATAATTAAGCTGGGGTCTTTGGTTTAGGCGGTGGAACAATAGCTTCTTCGCATGTAAATTTAGGATACATTCTAAATTTTACTACATCTTGTTCCGAAAACTTGCCTTGATACAATATATCGTATGACTCAGAAAGCCCATTTCGAACACAATCATAATAGCTGTCCTGTGGCTTAGGATATGTAAGAGTAGTAACACAATTACCCGCTATAGTTGAACAAATGTATACTGTTAAAAAAAATTTCATTGACAAGTTCCTTGTAAATTTATATAAATATCCTATATGTTTAGATATTACAGAAAGGATATACTAAATGACAGACATAAGCAAATACAAAAGTCTCGCAGTTGATCATGACTGCTATGGTAAAATTGATAAGCTGACCAAGGTACTGGCACCAGGAATCATTTTATCAAGAGCGCAGGTGATTAGAATGTTAGTAGACGAGAAAGCGAAGAAGTTAAATGGCAAAATCACAAAGCGTGTTTCCAAAGGCGATTAACGTAATTGGAGACAAGAAGAATGCAGAGCAAAGTCTTTGGCGTAATGTGTTAATCGTAGCCCTGGAGGACGCATTGGGTTCACAATGGCGTAATAAAAATTACGGTAACCCAGGCAATGATTACTTTACACAGACAGCTAGAAGTTATTTTCTAGAGCCTAATAGAGATTTTGCTTTGGTATGCCAGTACGCTGGGTTTGACCATCAATACATAAGAATGAAAGCAAAGCAATTTTTTAATAGAAAGGAAAAAATATGCCTAAAAAAATATGCAAAGTTTGCAATGGCAACGGATTTATAAGAGTGCCATTTGAGCAAGCCTATGAAGAACAATGGGCCGACTGTGAATTTTGCAACAATCAAGGAGAGATAGAGGAGGAAGAAGACAATGATACTGTTCGGAAAATACAGCATTAATAATAAAAAATGGAGACAACAATTGTCTGCCTGGAGTTTATACTATCGAAGCGAGATAGTTTATGCGTCGGTAGGTTTTATTGTTGGGTTTATAGTGGGGGTAATAATATGAGACAAGCTATACTGCAAGCGCTAGAAGATAAATACACTGCGCAAATATCAGAAGCAGATGCAACTATAAAAATCTATCTGGATAATTCTGTTGGCATTGGAGAACATCCACAGCACATAGAAGAGATAGATAAACTTATGCAAAAAATTGTAGATGCTCAAGAAAAATTAAAAGAATTACAGGCGTTTAAATTGTAATGGATTTGTTAGTTTCGATAGCAGCAATACTATTAATATATGCATGCGTAATAGGTTTGTTACGAATGTGGAACAAGGAAGAAAATGATAACAGAAACAGATAGAGCCTATATTGCCGGGCTATTTGATGGAGAAGGCAGTATCTATTACGCAAAGCGTACGGAGAAAAAGAAAAAACATAATGGCAAAGGTTATAGAACATCTATGTCACAACGTATTAGTATGGAAATAACTATGACGGATGAGTCTGTTATACGTTGGGTCCACGAAGTATTAGGACGCGGAACTGTTGTGCGTAAGCCTCGTAAAGGTTTGCGTAAAGATGGAACTAAATATTTAATGCAATGGAAGTGGCGTTGCACATTTAGAGATGCTTTCTATGTCTGTAAATTGCTATGGCCCTGGGCACACGTTAAGATGCCTAAGATCCAACAAGTGATAGACCACTACAGCATTAATCAAGATAATATTGTAGACTTAAAACAATACAAGGTAGTAAATAAAGGAGCCCTAAAATGATGAATGATGAGGATTTACGCGAGTTTCACAGCATCGGAAAAAAGAAAGTTATCTGGGATGGAAAGTCAAAATTTGATTACCAAACCATTAAAAGAGTAGACTCTGAGTCTGGTCGAGTTTACGACATCAATAACGAGAAGTTGCCATCTGTTACAACAATACTGGGTGCAACTAGATCGGAAGAGTCGAAAGCAAAACTGGCAGCATGGAGGCAAAGAGAAGGCGAAATTAAGGCAGACAAAATACGTGATGATGCA